AATATTGCGACCGAGAATATATTAAAAAAGATATCGGTAGCCAGACGTTCACTAAACACCATCTTAGTTTAATTAAGAACTTTTTCGTTCAGTCTTATAAAGATTCAGAATGCAAAATTGATAGGATTGCTTTACATGGTGGTGAACCATTCCTATTCGTTAAACGAATGGATCAAATCCTCGAAGAACTAAAAGAGGATTATCTAGATGGTAAAGGATTGTATGTATCAATCACTACCAACGCATCCCTGTTCCATAAAGAACAGTGGTTCTTAGAAAAGTGGCGTAAATACTTACGTTTCACTATCTCTTATGACTTCATCTATCAAAAAGAAAATCGTGAAGAGTTTGATATCTACCAAGCTATCGATCTTTGTGGTTACTATAACATCCCTATTCATTGGCAATTTGTTATGCCTATTTTGGATCGTAAGGTGTTTAGTTTAGATTGTATTAAAGATATTCTTGATAAAATATCTCGTTGCAAAGTTCGTTCAATCAATCTTATCCCACTTCGTCATCATCGTGGTGAACGCAAATTTAAAACATTCGTTGAAGATTTAGACTTGTCTCAATTCGCTGATTCGTTTATGCGTTTTATTAATGTTCTTTACAACTACAATATAATGGTTTTTATTGACGGAAACTATGGTATTACGGATAAAGATTATTTCGGTGACCATTATAAAATTATTCTATCACCAGATGGGTTTATGTATTCTGAATATGACTTCTGTGAATATAAAAGACCAGAGTATCAAATAGGAAGATGGACAGATGGTTTATCTCCAAACTTTGTTCCAACATTAATTCGTAACGGTATGCCAGAAGACATTGTGCAAGAGAAATGCGTAACCTGTCCGTCTGCTAAACTATGTGGATTGAGATATCTACATAAGATGTTTGATACACAACCTGGAACTAAATGTGTTCAGTTCTATCAAATTATTGATGCTATGGTAAGATACACCACCAAGATTCACCAGAAAAAATCTTTCTTCCATTGGATAGCAGATGCGAAACCAAACAGTAACTAAAGACACAAACTTCAGACAATACTTTATAGAGGAAGACAATCTCAAAAGTTTGCAGAACGAAGTCATATTTTCAATAGTTAGAAGATATAATTGTTTTGCTGGGTGTCATATATGTTATGTTGACAAATACTTTGAGAAGAATAAAACTGAGTTTCAAAGATTTGTGCCAGAAGCAATTACGCAAAAAATGTGCGATCTTTGGGTAGATGTATTTTCAAATTATACTTTCGCCAGTACCATTGACGATTTATATTGGATGAAGCATCAGCAACCCCATCTGTTTGAATGGTATAAAGACCATGCTGGGATCTTCCATTTTGGCTCTATGACTGATAATAACTTTATTCGTGCTTGGGATATTCTAACCAATGAGATTGCAAGACCTAAAGGTATCTACGAATTTACATTCTCAGATAAATGGCTCGCAAAGATTAAAATAGAAGATATTATTGATAAGTTAAATAAGATTCACAAAATGATGCCGATATCATTAATTAAACTTATTCAAACAGATACGGAATCTTTGCAATGGGAACCAGTTAAAAAAATACTTGACTGGGTAGTGGCTAATGAGGTAAAATACATTGTCCATGCCGATGCGAAAACATTCAGTACTATATTACTTAATACTGATTCGCAACAAACATCTTTTGCAACTCATAATGGTGATATACTTACTATATGTGGTGAGGCAGATTACTTGCAGTATGATTCGTTCTTCCATACGTTGATTGATGCGATTGACCCTAATTGCACTCCGTATGATACATTGTCAGATGGTTGGAATATAGATCGTCATGTATACTCTCATATGGCTAATAAAATAGATGTTTACAAACGACATGCAGAAAAACTTAAATTAGTGAATTCAGGAGCAACAAAGAACTACAAAGATTATTTCAATTGGGTTGCAGATAACTTAATTGTAAATAAAGATTATAACTTTATACCTACACTATCATTAAAACCATATCATAACTTTCATGAAGGATTAGAAAAGAATGGTTGGCAGTCTACTCAATATGGTTTAGTTAAACCATCAGACAAGATTGTACCACTCTTTCAATTTAAATAATGTCACACACTTATAACATTAGTTTAACATCAGTTAAAAACTCGCTGAAAAAACAGCCAGATCGTCTTCCCATGATTGAACGAACTGCAGATTCTATCACCAAATTTCGTTCTGGTAATATTGAGTTCTACTATGATAATTACACTAATGGCATGTATGATAAAGATATGAATCCTTTATCTGAACCAGTAGAACCCACTGATGCTTATAATGATGTTATAAAAGAAACACGTTCACGTGTAAAATCTGATAAACCTTTTTGGATTCGTATTCTTCTTGGACACGCTTGTAACTATTCTTGCGATTATTGTATGCAGAAAGACATCGGTAATCCAGATGAACGAGAAAAGATTACAACAACTGAACAATTTATTCAACAGTTATCTAAACTTGATATGAGTCGTTTAGAAAAGATTGACCTGTGGGGTGGTGAGACTTTCCTTTATTGGAAAACGATGGTTGATATTATGCTTGCGTATGATAGAGAAGGATTAACTTGGTTTATCCCTACCAATGGTACACCACTTCAAATGAAACATATTGAGTTTTTTAGTAAGTTAAAAGGTACAGTTACTATTGGTGTTTCCCATGATGGTCCAGGACATGAGAGACTACGTGGTGAAGAATTCTTACATAAAAAAATAGAAATATTAAAAGCTGCACAGAAAATTGACAACATCAAGTTTAGTTTTAACCCAGTTCTTTCTCGCACCAACTATAATCTATTTGATATTAATAACTTCTTCTATAACTACGCTTCCGAAAATGGTCTTGATATGACTCGCTTGGCAATTTCTTGGAATCTTGGGCATAACTATGATTATGACAATGAGTCAGGATCTGCCAATCACGTTATTTCTGGTGATGCATTACAAGACTTTAAAGGTATTGTGGAACGATATCTTGATGCGTGTCACGCACAGATGAATGGTGTTGACAATAAAATATTAAACAGTAATTTATGGCAAGGTGGTATGGGTGTTTTACCTTACGCTAAAACTCTGCGCCAGCAAATTTTACCAACATCAATAACTTCATGTGGTGTCGATGACGAGGGTGTTCTTTCTATTGATATGAAAGGTAATATTCGCACGTGTCCACATACAGATGAATCATTTATTGGTGGACATATTGATAAACTCGATGAGGTTAAACTAAAACGAGTTGACTTAGAACGATATGAAAAACACTGTAAGTCTTGTGAAGTATTCCGTTTGTGTAAATCAAACTGCCCGATTGAAGTTCCAGATAATGTATTTTTTACTAACTGTGCAGTTGAAAAGGTTTACCACCGAGCAGTTCAATTAAAAGCATTTAGTCTAATATTGGGGGACGAAGTCGTCAAGGAATAAATTATCACCCCAGTTTTTACACATGGATATACACTCACTAATTTTTTGTTTTTGAGGTATATCCATTTTCATTGGTGTTTTAATATTATCAGATAGATGATCACAAATATCATCTAAAATTGCATCATCATATTTCTTTAACCATATCTTCAATGCGTTAAAGAATCCTTCTGGATTTAATAAAATCAAAAACTTTAAAGTGCTATAATGACTTATATAAGGTAAGTTTGGTGCAATGTCTGCGTATAAAATATCACTGGGTGTTTCGTTATTAATGTTATCAATAAATTCATTATAGATTTTAGATATAGTGGGTATTGATAATAAAAATTCTTTAAACAATGTTCTGTTAAATTCTGTAATGTCCACACCATTAGATCTTAGTCTATTTTGAATAGGTGTTATAACTCTATTTCTATTCAGGAATGAGAAATAGTATTTAAACATTTCCATTTCAACCCACTGCTCAACACCATAAGAATATGTTGATACTACAATGTCATATGGTTGTAACCAGTTCTGATCAAATAATAAATGTCTAGTTCCAGTTAATTGTTTGTCTACTGTATATTCGTTTCTTGGGATAACATTTCTACCCTGCAAATCTAAATTTACTAATGCTTTCTTAGTTTTAATTTTCATGCTAGACATATATTCTGGCGATGCAGCTGGAGCAGAAGGTAGCATCATCCACTCATACATAGTAGGTTCAAGATATTTTGATTTAGTTATATGTTCAATTAGATCATAAAATGTATCAAGAGTTTCACCAGGAAGACCAATTATTAATTCTGCTCTTAAATTTTTATTGTACTTGTCTCTTAAATCGGTATAAAATTCTATCTGGTCATCAAACGGCATATCAATCCTACTGATATTATCTAAAATAGTTTGATTTGTGTGCTGAACAGAAACTTTTATATCATCTAAAATTCCGTTTGATAAAAATATATCATATATCTCTCTTAGAAATTTTTTGCTAGTTTTAGTTGGACCATAAACATTAATGTATTTAACACATTTATTGTTATTGAGTTCTACTATCTTTTTTGCAATTTTAATATCATCTTTAACTATCCCAAAATTAGCATTAATTATATCAATATGAGTTGGGTTTAGATACTCAAATATAACTTCAAGTTCTTTAATAGTTTCTTCAATAGGTTTAAATACTACCTTAGTAGAAGTGCCACCACCCCATTCACAATATGAACATGCATAAGGACACCCACGTGATGTGTCTAAAATAATTGTTGTTTGTTCTTTTGGGAATTTTTTAAGATATTCAATGTTATCCAAATATGGCATTGGATAATTAAATTCTCTTTTATTATAATCTGAGGTAGCTTTATTCCAAAATGCTCTACGCAAAGAAGGATAAACACAAAATGGAATATCTTTGATTGGAACACCATCAAGGTAATCTGTAATAAAAACTTCTCCGTAGCCAGAGTATTCACACAAAGCGTCAATGAACCAATTTTCTACAAACCATCCTTTAAAATGTTCGTAGTAAAGGGCTGGACCACCAGCAATAATTTTAATGTTTGGGAGTTTTATTTTGACTTGCTCAGCAATATACATTGTGAGTTTATCGTTCCACATGTAACAAGAAATACCAACAACGTCTGGTTCTTGAATGACAATTCTGTCAATTAGTTCTTGTGGGGATTCTGCGACATCTGAATACTCTGGATCGAGCCACTGCCATGCAGATGGGACTTTAGAGTTACGTTGGAAATAAGATTTGAGAGTTAGCCATAAGTATGGAATCTCATTTGCAGAAGAATTAGGTGTTGTATAATTTACTAATAAAAACTTTTTCATAATATAATTTAGGCTCCATCAGGAGCCTATTTTTAGAGGATTACGCACTCAATTAGTTTTACATTGGGGTCTAAATTAGTTTCAAGAGAGATAGCAAAACTATTTGGATGATCACCAGCGATACCACGACCATCTTGATTTGCCACCAATGGCTGTCCCTTTTTAATTGGACCAGCAACTTTAACTGGAACACGTCCACGAAGTGCGAGTGCTTGTCCAGGTGCTTCATCATTCATTAAGAATGCTGGGTTTTCAGAAACAACACCAAGAACTCTTTGAGCATATTCAAACGAAGAAGTGCCTTCTGCAGAATCATCAAGAGAAACTACAATAACAGTTCCTGTTTCATATTGTTTATCTGTTGTATATTTTTCTGCCAAGTCAGCGTATCGAGCAGATGTAGCTGTACCAAAAATAGTACCAAAACGATTATCTGTTTGTCCAATATCTCCAGTACCATTAGTTCCAGATTTTGTAATAGATGGTGTATTAAAAGAAGATGTTGCAGTAATAGTAGCTAACTGCATTGATCCAGCAGTTGGTATACTAATAACTGGATTACCAGAAACACCATCTGGGTTTGTAATAGTTAATCCATTACCACCAACAGTAATAGTTCTTTCTGTAACAGAACCAGTACCCAAACGAACATAGAAACCTGTAGACGATGCTGCTGCAGCAATAGCAGTTAATTCGTTGGAGAATGGTTGAATATCAGAACCAATAACTAAACCTAAGTTAGTTCTTGCTTGGGTTGTATTTGATGCTCCAGTACCACCATCTGCAATAGCAATATCAGTAATACCAGTAATTGAACCACCAGTGATAGATACATTATTTGCTGCTTGGGTTGAAATAGAACCTAATCCAAGATTTGTTCGTGCTGATGAATCAGTGGTAGCACCAGTGCCACCATGTTCAATAGTAATAACACCATTCACGTTAGTGGCATTACCAGTAACAGTACCAGTTAAATTACCAACGACGTTACCAGTTACGTTACCAGTTACGTTACCAGTGAATGTAGTGGCATTTAAACCACCACTTTCATTGCGTAAAGCAATACTGTTTGCAGTTGCTGTCACTAGCAGTTCTTTAGATAAAATTGTTGTGGCATTTAAACCACTTCCGTCACCCTCTAAATCATATTCTGATAATAAAGTTAAGACATTTTCTGCAATAAAATCTGCAGAGTCTAATTTTGTTCCAACTTCAGTATTTAAATTTGTGAAATTGGCATCCGCTTCTGCGATTGATAGTGGGCTACCTTTAACCGATCTTAGTACGATTACCGCCATTATTTTTCCTTATTATTGAGAGCCATAAGCAGATGCTTAATCTCTGACATATCTGTTTTTAATTTATGAATATCGTCAGCATTTTGTTCTAACTGAGTCTTAAGTTTTTTATTTGCATTTTTCTTTTGCAAATAGTTTTCGTATTCTGTCTTATTAGTATTTATCACTGCGCCACTAGAGAGGTCTCTCACGAGACCCTCTGCGTTTTCAATTTTAACTATGTTATCCATTAAGCACAAGCGATAATACGAAGATCTTTAACACGAGGAACTTCAGAAGAGTTTTTAGATTTTAAAACAATCTTAACTCTTACAGCGTCAAATGCTTCTAATTCATCAACTGAATAAGTGACATCAACAAATCTACCATTAGAATTACTATAACGTGCAATTGGAGCATCTGCAGTCATTAGGTTGTATGTTTCGCTATCAAACGAAGCATTATCACCAATAACAGCATGTTTGTAGTAAACTTCGATATCAGCTTCAGCAGGTAGGTTAACTGCCATGCGAATTTTCATGAAAGTCGATGGCTGTGCTAAGTTGATACGTTTAGTTACATATTTACTATAAGTTGAAGATTCTGATGGTGCAGTTTCATCAACAAATCGTTCACGTTGTTTTAGAGTGATTGCTGTTCCAGCTACGACAGAAGTGAATGTTTTATTCAAAGTTACTGAAGAACCATCAGATGCAATTTCTGTAATTAAAAATGTACCATTATTACCAGAAGTTCCAGAACCACTAATAGTTAAATACTTACCAACAGTCAAAGTAGCTAAAGCTAATCTAGCAGCACTATTAGCAGTTGTTATAGTATTTCCAGAACTAAAGGCAATAGTAGTATTTGCAGAAAGAATAGTATTATCATCTAATCCAGCTACGTTTACATTTGTTTCTGTTGGATAATTAACTTTATTATTAATAACAATCAGACTAGTACGATGTGTGTCTAGAATTGGAGACAACGCATCATTTTGACTGCTAATTAAAACATTCATTGATAGAGATTTTTCACCACTAAGCGCATTTGATTCATTTAATTCTGAAGCAACCATTTTGGGTGCAACAAAACTATTATTCTCATTAGGCAAAATTGCAACATGATCCATAGTAGTGATATTTTCATAAGCATTCTGTGTAATAGAATCTATAGACATACCACTCGTTGCTTTAAATCCAAATTCCACTGGAGTTTCAGTAAATGTCTGCATCGTAATCGATGGGTGAATAGAATCAAATTGTAAGTTTCTAGTGGCAAGTATACCTTGCCCACCAGCATAACCAGAAGCAGTAGCATTAGTTGTAATAGGATCAGCAACACCAACACCAATAACATAGCTATCTAAATCAACATCAGAGATAATATGAGTTGTGAAGATCTGATTAGCTGGAATACCATTAATGGTATCGGCATATCTGAATCCCATCGTTGATACAGTTAATGCAGCGTTTGCAGCTAGAGTCAACGATGTGTTACTAGCAATTGATGCAATTTTTCCAAGATAAACTGACTTCTGTTCACGTCCTCTTGCAAACAAATAATCATCAACAGCAAGTTCACTGGTAAATGCAGTACCAATACCAGTAACAGTTGTACTACTAGAACCAGTGCTAATAAATCCTGTACCAAAAGTTCCACCGACTAAATCAACTTTAGAATTAACTGGCATGCCATGGTCTTTTTGCCATACACGAACTTGAGATTGTCCAGTTCTTGTTTCAAAAGGATTAACTTCTAGCATTTGTATTGGTAGAACATCATTGACATATTCTATGTTACCAACAACACCAGTATCAAACTTAGCACGATAAATGGTAAATTTCAAATCTTGAGTTTGATCTGCTGTCCAAGTGGAAGCATTTTGAGATTTAAATAATGAACCAAGATATGGTTGCTCAGAAATAGTACGAGCAGTTCCAGGCATTAAATCACCAACTTGTGAAATCCAAACATTATAATTGTTTGAGTCAGAGGCAAGAACAATTGCATATTCTGTACCCTCTTGAACATAAACTGGAGAAGGAAATTCAAATGTAGTTGGAGTGTCGTATGATTTTACTGTTGTATCATTTAATGTTACAGTATTTTCTGATAGATTAACTTGTTCTGGTTTTAATGTTACACGTGAGAACGGTAGGACACGCTTACCTGGATATCCGTTAACAACTTCACGGATCTCAAGCATAACTGGAACCGCTGGATCTTTAGTAGCAAAGAATACATCAACTTTAGATAAGAAACATCCACCTTTAGTGTCAATCAAGAATGTCTGTGCAAGAGGATCCCACCAAACGTGATTTAATGCGGAACGTGTTGCAGTTTGGATAATAACTTGATTCTCGGTTAATTGTTCTTCAACTAACTCAGCATTACGAACGGCATTGACAGTTTGCTGACGTGTTTCTAATACACCCTCAGCACGATAGTTCGCACGTGCACGAGAACTAAATTCACCTCTAGGAGTTGTAGTATCAACTAATTTTAATTCACGTGTTCCACAACGGAAACGAACAGCTTCTGTATTTGGAATATTGAATAGTAGTTGAACATCACCATTATAATTAGTTACTAAATTATCACCAAGAACTTTAACTGTTGGAGTAGTAACAACTGTTCCTGTCGCAGCAGAAGCATAAGCTAATGGATTAGAACCAGTGATAGTATTACCAGAAGAGATAGTTCCAATAATATTATTAACAAATAATGAGTACTCACCAGTATCTGGATTATATTCTTTACCAACTACGACTGCAGTAGCTACAGTAGTTGCGCCATTTTTAATAGTTAAAAACTCACCTTTATTTAAACACATTTGTGAATCGCCATCGATACGACGTGCAGCTTCAGCTGCAAGACCACCTACGTTAGTCACATCATCAAATTTGTTGTGGGTTGCTTGTCTAGACGCTATTAAAGCAGCACCTGTACCAGTGCCATACGGAGTATAAACAATTCGAGTGGCAGGAGTACAGAATGCTGAGATATCAATATCATCAAAGAATGGGTAAAAACGTGTTAGTGGTTTTAACTTTTGAACTTGAATTAATACATTGCGAGAGCGCATGTAAGGAATAACAGCAGTTGATAATACACGATCTGCCACTATTTGTCTATCAATTTTGGTCACAAGACTAGTTTTAACACCAGTGCGTGCTTGCCCAATCGGTGTTGCGTCTGTATAGATAGTACCCCATGTAACCCAGTTACGTCCAGATGCATAGTATGCAGTTGCAGTAGTTGTAGTTTCACCAACCCACTGAGTTTGCCAACCATTCCAAACAGTACCTAAAGCATTCGCCTTTTCAGCAAGCACTTTCATTGTGGTAAAATTACCTTCAACATCAAATACTAAATCTGGACGACGATCTACTTCAAACCAGTCATCAGAAGATGGATTAATTTTAACATCACCGATAAAAGTGAACACGGCAAATGGATTGATGTTTTCTAAGCGAGAAGCAAATTGTTGAGTAACAACAGGAAGATGATCAACAACAGGTAATGTGATAACATCACCATACATTTTATAATTTCTATTGTTGCGTGCGCCTGGAGAAATAGCTTTTTCTAAAAGGTTTACGTTATTCATTGCAAAGAATGGACGTAACTCAGCATTGTTCATATCAATAGAACATAGGTAGTCAGGATTTGTTGCGTCACCAGTATTATGTCCAGTGAAACCATCAACAATAAAGCCATTCTTAAATCTTGTATCTCCGTTTGCATCAACAATGTCTAATGATTCAGTCTGTTGCTCTAATAAAGATAAAGAAGTATAATATTCTAAGTTATCAATACGTTTTTCTAGTTTACCGATATCACGCATTGTATATCGTTTATTATCAATTTTTTCAACGATTACATTATCTGAACTCGTACCAAATGTATATGGCTGAAGTGTTAAACTATAAAGAACCATACCCATAGAAGGATCTGGAGGTGAACCTGGATTTAATGATGATACACCATCAATCGCAAAAAACTCTCCACTAAAGTCAATAGCAATTTTAGTTTTTCTTGCTAGGTAATAAGTGAAATCAGCAATAACATCAATACCACGTTTTGGAATTCTTGAATAAGATGGATTGGTTCCAGTAGTAAAACTTGTACCAGCATCATTAAGTCTTGGACGGAAATCAATTGTATCTCGTAAAGGGCTTCCACGATATGTAGGAATGCTATTATACATATCCGCTGGATATGAGTTTACTGTAAAATAATCACCCGCATCATGTTTGAGCCAATCAAATGTAACAGCGATTGGTGCTTCAGGTGGAGCATATGAATTCTTTAATACTAAACGAGAAATATCGTAGTGTGTCAATCTCTGACCATCATCAAAATCATATCTGTCTGTAATATCAATATCATATGTAGAACCATAAGATGAAAAAGTTCCTGATTTCATCTTAACTGAAACTAAACGATATGCATCAGCTTTACCTAATAGTAATTCTGTTTTCTGAGCAGTGGCTGCAGTTGTAAATTCAACAGTTTCAGAGTATTGTGGAAGTTTAGTTTTTTCAGTTAGTGTAATACCTGTTTTATTAATAGCTGCAATAACACTAATAGATCTACCAGAATATGTAGATCCCAAAGTAATAACACATGTTGATGTAGATGGTGCGATATTTCCAGCAGTTACATTGATGATTAATCCAGTAGTATTATCTACTACAATATAATTATCAGTTTCAGCTGCAGAGGCAAATGTTCCAGATGCAGTTGAAATTGTTAGTGTTGGTGTTGATGATACTGTAGCATTATTACTAAATTTTTCATAAACAGTGTATGAAGTATCATTTGCCAATAATGAATTACGAACATCTTTAATTGCAAAATAAGGAAGAGGGAATATTAATTTTGTGTTTTCTGGTTCATATACAGTAGTAGAAACTCTAGCATATGATACATCACTAATAGCAGATCCTGGACCAGCTGTTAGTGTTAATCCACCATTAGTTTCAACAGAAGCGACACGATATGAACTACCATTTGCATAAATGTAGTCACCAGAAATAAAATCATCAAGGAAATTTGTACCTTTACCAGTAACTGCAGTACCAGAAATACTTACAGTATTAATTAAAGGAATTGGAATAACTTTTACATCTGCACTAAAAGATAGAGCAGCAGAACCACCATTATAGAAGAATGATTTGGCTTTGCGAACAAAGTCAGTATTACCAACCATTTTAATATCAAACAATGATAGTTTATAAACTGATGTTTGAGTGCCAATATCACCATTATCCCATTCTAAGATACGTGCACGTGCAGTACCAATTAGGGTTGCTCCACTTGGAACAACACCCCGTGTTCCATTTAATCTATCATAGATATCAATGTCAAGGTAGTTTTGAACTGGTGGTAAACCACTTACGTTAGTTACTAAAACATAGTTACCAACTGTAGCTGGAATAACAGCATTAACAACTTGAACATCATCTCTGGCTTTATTTACAGCAACATATTCAGTAGAAGTTTTTTCAATCTCATAACCCTGCACATATGCTTTACCTGCATCTAAACCAATAGCAAGTTTAGCATCATTAATTTTTTGTTCTTCTTCAGTTTCACCAACATTTGGAGAATAGATGCCACGATTATAATTTGGAATTTCTGTGTATTCCCATTCTACACCACCATTTGATTCACCATCATATTCAGAACCAGTTGTATGAATTGGTGTGATTGATGATGATTGTTCAGTATTTTTGGCAACATAAGTGTTACCTGCATTACTTACAATGTCTCCTTGTAGATAAACTCTTCCAGTAGCCCACTGCCCACGATTATTATTACGATATTCACGAACATCAATATCAAAATTCTTAACAGTATAATTACCAGATTCATCATAAGTACGACGAGCAAATTCTTGTTCTAAAACAGAATACTCAGTATTTCTTGCTGCTTTTCTAACATTACCTTTATTAGTTCTAATCAACTCAATAAAATCAGTATCTGAATCTTTATCAGTTACTGAAGAATACGTGTTAATATAAGCAAGAGTCAAAGTACCATTTGTTGCATCACCAGAAGTATGAGTCGGTGCAGATGACCCAGAAACACCAGCAACAATAACACGATAATAAAGAGTGTTGGATCTAATTAAATCTCCAACAGCATACTCACGAGTTTGTTGCCAAGTTTGGGCATCGGTATAATCTGGAATTGCTGTAAGAATTGCATCAATAGTGTAACGATGGGCTCCAGGAGCAGCATAGTTAAACGAATTTTGAGCATTATCAAATAAAGTAATATCTTCTTCAGCTGTAACGATTTCTTCATTACAAACAAGACCTATACGGTAAGTAGGAAGATTAGTATATTTGTCTAGAACAATGGTTTGTGGTGAGACAAGAACAAAATGTCCTTTAAGAAAATAAACACCCTGCTCAATAATAGCAAGAGATGATTTACCTGTAGCATTAGTCGCTGCAGCTTGTGTTGAATATACACCATCTATTGTTTGAATAACATCAGATTCGGCAAATTTTTTGGTTGTTGTATTAGAGTCAGAATTTTTATAACGAACATATAGAGTTGATGGGTCACCATTTTCTGCAACAGTATAGTGTAAAACTTCAGCTTGAAGTCCAGTGCTATTTTTAATAGTTTTACCAGCAAAATTAGAAATGTTAGTATCAGTTAAAACACTGTTATAACTTTCTGTTAATTTAATATAACTAACTTTTGTATCAATACTCGAAGCACCAGGAATAACCATGGCACCTTCTTTAAATACATGAGTACCAAATTTTGTAATTTGATTCTGTAAAACAGTTTGTAACTGTGTTAATTCCCTAGCTTGAACAGCATAACTTGGGCGGAATAAAATACGATAAAACTTCTTAGTCTCGTCAAAGTCGTCATAGTAAGGTTCGGTATTGAAGTTAATTGTCATTCTTTAATCTTCTCTTAATAGTTGGTTCTTATTCTATTTATGTTAGAATCTAATAACTGTACGTAAAGTAACAGTCTCATCAGCAGAAGGAGTAAACCCTGCTTTGTTATCAATAAACATTAATTGTCCAGAGTATTTATCAATCGTTGGAGCACCTACTGAGGAAATCGAAAATGTATGGGCTCCACTTACAAAACTATCATTAATCTGAGGTGTATCGTTATCAAGCGATTGTAATAGTGCACCTGAGGTAGATACAGAGACTATACGATAATGTCGTAAAAAGGTTTCTCCATTAACAACTCGTTCAACTGTTACATCAGTATCTTTCGGGAAATTTGCGGTATTAATAGTTCCCTCTACGTTAAAACATGCAGAGCCAATAACACCTTGGAATCTTTGGTCAGTCCCATATATGTTCGGGTTTTTAATAATACCAAGTTGACGATAGTCATTATTTACAGCAAATCCCTGATTCAAGTCAGTTGATACGTTTGAGTAAAACATTAATGTTCTAGCAAAAAATTCATCTGGGGCATTTTTACCGTGTCCGCCATTTGGGCACATAATTGCTCTTGCGGTAGCTGCATGTCCATTGCCACTAATAACAACATCTGCAAAGGTATATCCTTCGCCTGGATCAGTTATAGTAATTTTACTAATTCTACCATTGGCACTATTAATTGTTGCGATTGCTTGTGCGCCAGTGCCATCTCCATTAATTTGAACAGTGGCAACACCATAACCATATCCACCAGAAACCACTTTAATTGCATTGATAGTTCCATCAGTTGCTAAAATTTCATTATTAGCTTGTAAAGATTGGATTGTACCTATATTAAGATCAGGTGCTAATGCAGCATCATCTCCGTCACCAGAAACTGTAATAGTTGCAGTTGAATATCCAACACCTGCATTTTCAACGATAACACCAACTATTTGCCCACCAGAAATAACTGGAAGTAATTTAGCCTCAGATTTAGAAGTTTTAAATGATGCTTGTGCATTTATGCCAGTTGCATCTGTTATAGTAACAGATGGTACAGAAGAATAACCAGCACCAAATCTACGAACAACTTCACCTGTAGCTGGATATCCAGAATATGTTAAAGTAGCTGGTGCACCAAGATATAATAATGCAGCAGTTCCATTTGTTACTGTTCCAGTAGTATGTGAAGGAATAGTTGATGCATGAGTTGTACCAGCAGTAGTAACTTTATATAATCTATTAGAAACATATACAGTGCTATTTAAAGTCACAGCTGTTGAATTAGCAAACGCTGGTGAATTAACTACAGCACCAGTAGTATGAACAGGTGCAACAGACCCGAGAATTCCTGCGCCAGTCACAGTGTATAATCTATTTGAAGAATAATACTGTTCTGTAACTAAAACTGCAGTTAAAGCAGACCATTCAGTTCCGAAGGAAACAGTCGGATCGCTAGTATAGTTATCTCCTTGATTATGTATAGTCACAAACTTAATCGAACTACCATTCATCTTACATATACCAATTGCACCTGATCCACCACCGCCAGTAAAATTAACTGTGGGAGGAGAATTGTATCCATTACCAGAGTTGGTTAAATTGATCTCTCGAACTGAACCAATTAAAGTTATTGCGCTAATAATTTTTCCAGTAGCAGTTCCTGTGCCTGAAGAACTTCCAGTGGTGGCAGCAGTGAAAGTGCTACCAACGCTATAAGTAACACCCGATGTTCCAGCAATAGTATTCCATTGAGTATTTGTTGTAGTACCAAGTGATGCAATGGTATAAGTATAACCCACAATAAATGATCCAGCTGTATAAGCAGTTGATGCACCAATTGTTACATTTGTTCGTGCACGTGTTCCAATATACTTTAAAGCTGCTGTATTGTTTTGAACAGTACCCAATCTATGAGTTGGTTCATTTACAGATAAAGTTCCTGGAGTAACAACTTCATAGTAATCTGATGTACTATTACGAATTTTTTGTCCTAAGAAAACAGTCGCTCCTCCAATAAATGAAGAAGAGTCAGCGATTGGCTCACTAATTGTGACTACTGGAGAAGAAGAATAATTTTCTCCAGTAGTTACCATATCAATTGAAGTTAAGAATACTTGATCTTCTTGGCGATATCCATCCCCAGTAACTGTCAAAGTTGCAGTTGTATAACCAGAACCTTTATTATTAATAACGATACTATCCATTGCACCATTAGAATAGAACTGATTAGTCAATGCTGAAATCACAGGCATTTGTTGATCTGATAGAAATTTATTACGGAGATTAATTGGAACATTATACATGTATTTCCAAACATATCCGTCTACAGTAGACATTGGAAAAGTAGAAGTGCCCAATGGTTTAACTGTTGAAGGTGAATTATTATTATTATCAAGACATTTATAGACGTTAAAGTCTTCTGTCATAACATAAAATACTGCATCTTCTAATTTTGTTGCACCAGAGTATGGTCTATTAATAACAGCTTGTAATATTGCACCAGATCCTGCACCACCAGTAACAGTTACTGTTGGTTGAGATGTATAACCAGTACCTCTTGATGTACCCGCATATCCAATATCTTCAATTGATATAATTTGACCTTCAGCTACTACTGGGTAAAATTTAGCACCAGTGCCACCACCTCCAGTAATTGTAATAGTTGGAAGAGTTGTATAACCAGAACCACCATTAATTACATTTAAACCAATAATTTCATTATGATATTCGTCATCATACATATCATATACATTACCTGAAGTCCAATTAACTCTGGGAATAACAAATGATACATCTGATGGACCAATGGCTTTCATCGTAATAATTTCATCACGAGTTTCACGTTCATATGCATATGAGTCAGTCGCAAATGGTGGATTTAAATCATCACTCCATTTTAGAGTTTTTCCGAGAAAGTAGTAATAGTTTGAAGACTTAGTTGCTACGTCTCGATAAACACCATCTGCCAATGACTTGTGCAGAATTGTTTTAATTAGAGAAGATGATGTCGCCATTTACGAACCTTAAACTTAAATTTAAAATTAGCTTACTGTAACAACCCAAGTGACAGCAATAGTGTCACCAGCTTGTTTATTAACAACTGGGAAAGTAGTACGACAAAGCATAACACCTGCAGTAGAAGCATTAAAAATACCTGCTTCAGTAATAGCACCATCGCCAGTACCAGCTGGGAAAGTTGCGGTGTAAGTAATAGTATTTGTAGAAACTACTGAACCTGATAGTGAAACACGACCAGTTTGAGTTCCAAGAGCAGTATCACCTGCAGCTGGAGTTCCATTGCCAGTACCGATAGCCATATGAGTCATTGCAACTGGTACGTTAGTAGTTGCTGCAATTTTAGCTGCAATGTGGTTCTTACCTGATGTTACTACTAGGTTAGGTACTTGAAATTCTTTAACAACTTTGCCAGCTGCATTAGAATGTACAACTGTTACTAAACCAGTTGCTTTTAATGTTTCTTTATTTTCAATCATAGAGATCTCCTGTTGGTTAAATGGTGAAGGTGCTTGAAAGACCTACACTGTATTCTTCTGAATAATAATCTTGTCCTTGGTAAGAATTTGTCCAAATCTCACCATCTTCGTTATAAGCCCACGATGGGGTGTCTACCAGATATTTATCCATGGTATTAGCAATGATTTCAGAAATAACTGGTTCATCTGCAAGTGCTTTGCTGATATCATATGGTCCGATAACATCACTCATACCAGAGTATGAAGTACGTAAATCTTTCCCTATTTCAAATGGTGGAGAGGTATCCAACATTGAAACTGCTTCTGAGACACCACTAATTCCCTTAGTGAATAACATAGCATAAACATCTGATGGTTCAGGTGCGTCGTTCAATGCTTTAAAGAATTCAGTGGTTCTGTATTCTGACTGGTTAGGTAAGGATGTCGATAATCCTTTAGAAATAGTAAAATATGGTTCTGCAGCATTGGCATCAAAATTAGATTCCAAACCAATACCAAGAGATTTCACTAACGACTCTAAAGCAATACTTAAATCATAGTTATTCGTAATATTAAATTCACCGAACAATGCCATACCAGCTGGATGAAGCATTGTTTTAACTGCAGATTTATATGTCGCCAATCTTTCATCAATACGAATAACATATGAGAAAGGTTGAAAGTAACGACTATCAATGATACAAATAGAGTCATCTAAGAAACCATTATTAGTAGTAAAATATCCTGGATATTTTTGTAAAGCACCCAATGCAATAGAAATAATCGCTGGTTCATCAGCTGCAGTCTGAGCATTGCGATAGTTTAATGAGAATTCACGAATAATAGAACCACCATATGTACCATCGCACCAAGCACCGAAGACATTCATGGTTGCACCTGATACAACACTAATTGTTGGGGTCATTAATGTAATTTGAGTATTAGAATCAATACTTTTCACAAAACCAAGAATAGCTCCAGTGGAAGTTTTTAACTGATCTCCAATTGCAATAAATGGTTTAGCCGATGTAGATAACCAGTTTGTTCCAGAACCTGTAACAATAGGACTATTAAGTGTTGTAGAAACTGTTCCAGTTCTCGAGCCAGCCAAAGAAAAATAGTCAAATAAATCACCTAAGTTAATATAACCCTGTTCATTAAATCCTAGAGTTCTATCTGCAATTGTTTGTCTATGTACGATTGCTTGTATATCTTGATGTTCTGCATCTAAATCATATGTGTATAAATCACCAACTGTTCTAAAGTTTCTAAACTTATAAAGACCAGTATATGTACCGCTATAAGTAGTTCCAGCTTCATATTCAGAAGGTAACCCACTTAATGTTAATGACGTGGCTGATGTAATAGATTTAACAACACCGATTAGAACAGGTATAGTATTTGTTGTCCATAATTCATCACCAACAGCACATCCACCAACTTGTCCAAAATTTGTTCCAGTGCCTGTTATAGATGTACTGGTAGAATTAGCAACAATACTTCCTGCACCAGCAGAAACATATTCGTTTGATTTAATTAAAGAAGTAGATGTTGTAGAAGCTGTTGTAGTTTTTGATGTTACTGAATTGGCTGATAAAATAGAAATAGCGAAATCTGCAGAATAACCAATACCAAATTTAATAAATTCAGCATATTTAATACCACCAGTTTCAGTGACAGCAGTAACTTTCATTAAAGCACCAGTACCATTACCAGATTGTAATTCAAATACCTGTCCAATGCGGAAATATTTTCCAGGCTGGACTACATTTAGTTTTGAAGTTGCTGGTAAAATGGTTGCCTGAAACTGGTCTTTATAACGAATTTTATCACCAGCTTTTAGTATACCAAAGAATTTTTTGTCAAGAAATAATTCATAAATTTCATTGGAGAAAATTACCTTTCCGCTAACTGTATTTAAATTAGCAGAAGATAAATGAATTGTTGTACCTTCTACAGAATTTACTCTAGTGTTTGGTGCAATACCTTCCGCAGTGACTAATTGTCCAACTGCAATTCCAGTATTAGTTGTAACTGATATAAATGAATTTCCAGCAACTCCACTAGAATTAATCTCATATGAAGCACCGATTTTAACAACACGATCGATCTCACCTGTCATTTCTTCTTTTCTATCAACTAGAACACGAAGAACTTTATTTCCTGTTTGAATATCTACTAATTTACCAACAATATCTGTAGTAGAACCATAATCAACTTGAACGAATATAGAAATTTCCTGATTCCATCTACCATCTGAAGCAATCAGCATAGAACGACCTGGATAAGTCAATTCTACGTTTTTACCAAACATTAATCTAAACAAAAGTTTATATGATGCTTCAGAACCTTTTGATAGGTATTGATCTTTAATGTGTTGTAATAAAAATCTTTCGTCAGTAGTGATATTGCTTGGAAGATTATATGCAACTTCTTTCTTAAAGTATTGAACAAAACTATCTAAAGTAGTATCAATATCTCTAAGTTCTTCTAAATTGACACCCTGAGTTTGCATATATTCATAGTATGCTTCTACGAATGCAACAAATGTTGGGTAATCCTCCCTAATAAATTCAGGGAGTTGTCTACTAACGACAGCTTGTAATGGGGTACGCATTATTATTACGATCTAATCGAATTGAATGTATAGTTGTAACCTGCACCCATATCGCCATTAGTAGTATTATCAGCAATGGCTGTAATTTGTAATAATGATGGGTCGATTTGAACGATCTGCTGTAGGGCTGATACTACATCATATGATTCTGGTTTAATAATCCAATCGTATGAGTTATCATCGAGAGACGTGATTGTTAAATTTCTAATAACAACTTCGCCAGCAGTATAATTAATAGATCCAATGGTTGAGTTAACCATAATTTTATCAGCATTAGCATTAAGGTAATATAATCCAATATTACCCTTACCATCATCAGCCATATAATGAACTCTTGTACTATTTGGAATATAGAAACCAGAAGATTGGAATGATGGATTATCTAAACTACCATCGTTACAAATAGGATTAATCAACTCCAATACATATTGAGTACTAATATTATAAACGGGAGAATGTGGATGATGAATTTTTAAACGTGTGATGTTATTAACAATAGCATCATCTGAACTATCAATTATACTACTTAATTTAGAAAAACGAAGGATAGAATCAAATCGTTTTAAATCTATATCATTATAGTTATTAATTGCATCTCTAACAATAGCTTCAATTTGCGATGGAGATTTACTAGTTTCTCTAGGATTATAATATACAAAAACTTCTAACTCAATATTAAAATATTCTGGATCAACGATTTCTGGAGTAATAGAAACAACACTTCGTGATGATAAAATATTATTAGTTACATATTCTTTTTGTTGATTCGTTAGTTTAGTAGCATCATATGGTTTAATGCAAATATATGTTTTACCATAAACTGGTGGTTTGTTATCTTCACCACCCCAAACAGTAACAGATTCCGCTTCTGTCATTTGACTATAGATAATTGATTTATAATCTTCTGGTGTTACTGCTCTATTTTGTGCAGCATATAATCTTGGAGCATTGTATTTAATTGAATTAATATTCTCAGACGCAGAACCACCTGATGCTGCAGCCACAGTAACTACAGAAACATTACTTCCAAGAAGTGATACACCATTATAAGAAAATACGTTGGCATTATTAGCAGCTTCTAATGAAGAAACTACATATTTAATAGTTACTACATTACCATTATTCAAACTACGTCCAATGTTACCGTCTCCAAAATGTATCTCAAGCAAGCCTTCATCAATTTCTTTTAAGAAATAAACTTTACTTTCAGAATTAACTACTGATATATCAGTGGAAATAGTATAAGTTTCAAAAACACTTGATGTGGCATTTTCTTGAACCTGAACACTAATTGTTGACTGACAAACATTAGCATTAGGAATAATATATCGTGCACCTTCAGATGCAGTATATTTAAATGATAGGGGAGTGCCTTCAATAAGTTCTAAATTTAAAAATGTGTATTTACCAGAAGCATTTCTAACAACAGAAACGTCTTCTTGATTATAGAATGTATATGTTATATTATCAATAACAGTACTGAATGGTTGCCATGCAGGTAGAGTAGCAACTTCAGGAGAAATTGTTGGTGCCACTATAGTAGCGTTAACGACTGCACGAGGACATACCGCAGTTCGTGGAGTATAACCAAGAAGTTTAGCCAAAGATACCACTGAAGCACGTTTGCTCGCTGAGTCAAGGAACATCTCATTGACAGCAAGGTTTGTGTATAAACCATTGTAGTGAGTATTATAAGCTAGAACATCTAAGAGAACTGCCAGACCAGAACCTTCAAAGTCATAATCTGAAAATTCAGACTGTCCCTTTAAAAAGTTCTTTAAGTTGGTTTTAATGTTATCAAAGTCTAACTCTGTAACTTGAATTCTTTTATTATTGGTTGCCATTTATCGGGTTCTCTCTAGTGCAAAATCAAGAGTTATTGGTCTCTCGGTATTTACTATTTTAAATTCTATTCTGATATAAACTGTGTTCGTATCAAGAGAATCATCAACTCTAACATCAATAACAGAAACTCTTGGTTCAAAATTATTGATAACATCAATAATTGCACGCTTCATCATCACAGAAAACATCGGTCCAGGATTCTCAAATAACAGAGCACGAATCGGGGATCCTATTTCGCTATGAAATGGTCTTTCAAAGTTTCGAGTTAAAAGTAGATTCTTCAGAGATTGTTTGATAGCGTTCTCGTCATATCGGTGAACGACATCCGACGTCACTGGGTGTTTAGTGAAGTTTAGGTCAATGTCGCTGAATATTCTTGTATTTCGTGCCATATACTTATTTAGGTATTATGCAATGAATGCGTTCTGAGATCCTTCAGCAATAGTATCACCACATGCGATACTATCACTAATCCTACAGACTTTTTTACCTTCAAAAAAGAATGTAGGAGCAGCCGAAGTCGTTATTCTTTCATTTGGGCTGTGGGTAACTATTCCGCAGGTATGGGCTTCATATTTTGTATGCCCAAGTAATTGGATCTTTAGACCATTAATAAAGGATTTTTCGGTGTATGGACCAATAGCCTCAGATGGAGGAAAACATCCGTGCCCAGTCGATAATTTACCTTCTAAAGCGATTGCAGGCATTATAGAGTTCCATAAGAAGTTACAGTTGCAACTGACGTAAAGTTACCAGCAGAATCTAATTTTAGTTTGGCGACACCATCATATTTAAAGTAAAGAACTCCAGAAACTTCTTCAAAAGTCCAGTGATTAAAGTTTTTAACATTACCTTCTATTTCAGTAGTTCTTGTTTCGAGTGAAGTTGCTCTGTCTTCTAGTGAAGTTGATCTAGTATCTAGCTGAGAAAAATTGGTGTCTAAATCTGCAAGTTTAATAGTTCCAACTTGATTTTGAAATTGTTTTGCTACACTCATAAGTTGTTATCCCATTTAAC